CCAGGGCAAAGAGCACCCGGGTGGCCCTTACAGAGGCCCTACGGGGGAAGCTGGGCGCGATTGGGTCGGACCAGGGCCTCGCACGGATATAACAAATTTAAGCCGGGAGTAAGCACACGCACCCAACCCAAGGAGAGGACCAGACCCTGTACACCCTGATCAACCCACCCGTAGCACTGTCGCGTTTCGCAGCCAGTTTCACAGCCTCACGCACAGTCTTGCCACAGTCGATGGCGGTGATTGCATGGTCGCCACCCGAGCCGAGGGCAGCTGGCTCGTCGTAGGGCAACTCGTTCATCCAGACCGAACCATCTGCATTGGTGGCAGACCGCACGACCCGTTTGTCCGGGAACACAACGAAAGCTCCACACTCAAGGTCGCCGTGGTTGGCTCCAGTGATGAAAGCGTCGATGAACTTCGGCCAGTCCGAGCAGCTACCCGCCAGGAAGAACTGGTACCCGTCCGACACGAAGCGCTTCTGTGCCTTGTCGGTCTGGATGGCACCACGAGCAGTGATGCGGGAATCACAGGCGATCTCACCCTTGTAATGCACGATGGTGGTCATAGGCCCTCCTCGGGCGAGAGTAATCAGCGGAAGGCACTCACGCGAATGCCTTCGACTTATTGCTCAGTTCGCGTTCTCGAACTCGAAGCTGTACACGCCACTGGTGGTTCCAGTGACGGTGATGGACATGTAATACGTCCCGGCTGGGAGTACACGATCACCGAGTAACGAGGTGACTGCGCCTTGACCAGCACCCGCGTTCACCCGAAGGACTTCGCGTTCCTGGCCACCGGTGATAGTGCCACCAGCAGCTACAGTCGCGCCACTAGGTTTGACGTTGGTACCGTTCTTACCAAAGAGGGTACCGAACGTTGTGAAGGTACCTCCCTCAGTGCCGCCAATACTGACGGCTACCCGCGCAGCACCTGCGTCCACATACAAGTTCTGACCCGTCAAGATGAAGGGCTTGGTTGCAACGAACTTGAGCACAGTGGACGCAGTGAACTCGCGATAGACACGGTACTGACGGCCATCGAATAGACCGTCAGCCATATCAGGAGGCCGACAGGACGATGCCGGTGATGGCGCCGCCTGCGATGGTGAAGGTGCCGAAGGTGCCCGAGCCAGTCACGGTACCGACAGGGTACTTGGTGGCGGTGGTCAGCAGGACCTGGGTAGCCAGGGTGGTCGAGGCATCAACGGCTGCCTTCAACTGCGACAGCAAGGTGTCGATAGGCTGGTACACACCGGCCACGACCTGAGGATCGGTGCGCAGGTTTGCGGTGCGGTAGTCCTGGGTAGCGTAGCGCGCAGACTTGATGACGCGGTTGGCAGCACGGACGATAGCAGCACGTTGGGCCGAGGTGATCGAAGCATAGGACATGATGTTACTCCTTGGTTACCATTCAGATTTAGGGTTGGTCAAAGCACGCACCAGGGCCATGTGCCCCAGTTGTAGAAGCTGCCGAGCATACGCCAGGGCCTCCGGGTTGTGGTTCTCGGATTGGGCGACCATAGCAGCAGCTTGCGCGCACTGCCCGTCGACCTCTCGCAGAACCATAAGAGCGAATTGCTCGCCCTCATTCAGCTCACGGTACTGGGTCATGTTGGACTCCGTTCAGGGTGTTGCAGAGGTCTACCGCGTCGGCATAGTCCAGGAGGCCCTTGGCAAGGCCCCCGGCGCTCTTGGCATCGACGGTAGGGTGAACACAGGGGACGAACTCAACGACAGCGGAGCCGCTTGCACAGGCCGTCAGTGACAGCATCAGGCACAGGCTCAGCAGCCCAGTCCGGGTTCGCCTGGATAGCTTGGTCAGCATCGCGTCTAGCCTCCTTCTGGCGTAGGACTTCGGCAGGGATGGCCACCAGGCGCTCCCGCAGGGCTGTATTAGCGCGATTCGCAGCAGCCAGGTCCTGACGTACTGCCTCGGCCTCAGCATGCTGCCAGCGCCCGTACAGAGCGCCAGAGACGCCTACCAGGAGGCAGAGCAGGCATAGGCCAGCGATCACAAGTCGCGCACGCATAGGGCGTACTCCTTCGCTCGACGGTTCTCCAGGCCCCGTACAGGCTTGCCTTTGACCGTTGCCTTGAAGCCCTTGGCTATGCCATACTTGCCCTGCCAAGGCGCTGTAATCGCAGCACAGGCAGCCTGCCAGTCACCACGGGCCAGGGGCCCTGTGAAGACCGGGTGCACCCATCCCTTGACGCCTACGTTGTAGGCCACGGAGAGCATAGCCTCCTTGACGCTCAACGGGGCGCCCTGGGGCACGTAACGCTCGATCCCAACCCAGTGCCTTTGCACAGACCGGATCAGCTCCAGGTTGCACTCCAGGACCGTATAACGGGCCTTGGGCGTGCCGAGGGTCTCGCCGTAGCACCAGGTAGGTACACCGCCGATGTCCTTGTAGGGCGTCAGCTGAGGCCCCTTCGGACCGGACTCAATAGGCCCCAGGAAGGCCCCGCCGCCAGCAATGACGGCAGAGGCCCCGAGGGCTAGGAGCGTTTGTCGGAGGTTGCGCATTCGAGCTTCTCCTTTCGCTTGGCTGCCCGGATCTCACCAAGGGCCTTGTAGATCTGGAGGCCCACCAGGACGGCAGTCATAACGCTGACGATGGTGGGGAGGGCACCCAGGATGGCGGTGGCGGACAGGTAGGTAGTGGCGGGTGCTGCTTGGATGGCCCGATCTACGGCAATCTCTCGAACAAGGCTCATTGGCGTCTCCTCATGGCGCGATGCACGCGCTGGGTGGGTTTGTGCGGTACGTGCTTGCGTCCGGCTGTGCACAGTGGGTCATTGATGAAGTCCTTGACTTCCTGCGCTTCACGGCGCTTAGCCTCCGCCTCCTCGTCGATGATGAGGAAGCCTACCAACTCCCGTACCAGCGCCTCCACGGCGTCCAGTCGGTCGTCCTTGTCTAGCGAGCCACGGTCGGTGGTGATGTTGTGCAGCTGATGGAAGAACGAGCGCACAGTGCGTCGATCTTGGGGGTATTGCTTGAGCAGGTCCTGGTCCATCTCCAGAGCCGACATATGCACGATCAGGCGATGCCGCTGCACCACAGGGCGCAGGGTATCAACGATCCGCTTCTCCTTCTGGCCTGTTGCCCAGCGTTCATCGACGCCGCAGCCTGTGACCCGGCGCTGCCCTGTAACGGGGTCGGAGCCGTTGAAGTAGTTCTGGATGATCTTGGTCACTGCACCCGCGCCCATGTTCTTCTCGACGAGAACGACACGGACACCGTACTGCTTGACCAGTTGGGTGAGCTTCTCCAGGTTATCATCAGCGAAGCCGCCCTTGTACCCACCGACAGCTAAGAGGTGGATGTATGGGCCAACTGTGCCGCCAATGGCGAAGGCAAGCTCATCCCCGCCGTCGGACGCAGGGTCCACGGTCATGATGATGTTCTCGATGGAGACGAAGTGCTCAGACATAAACGCAGCGTGGTACAGCTCAGCACGCTCGACGCTGAATTCCTTCGGACCTTCGAATCGGTACTTCTTATCAGCAGCCCAGCTGAACCGCTCTGGGACCGCGTCACGCTGCCCATCGAAGAACACGAGGTCCTTCAACTTCAACTGCTGACGGGCTGCGTCGGACAATGTAGTGTCCAGCATGTACTGCAACTGGAAGCCCTCGGGGCCTTGGTCCAGTTCTTTCTTGCATAGGTCCGCTTCGGTGTAGCGCTCCAGATCGGTGGGCATACCCCTATCGCCCTCGATGCCGCCACCGCTGCGTACCTTGTCCCCAAGCACTGCAAGGCGCTGTAGGATGCTCGGAGCCAGGTGTTCGCCGTAGCGTTCCTGTTCTTCGAGCGTAGGGAACCGGCCAGGCCAGATGCGCATGGTGAAGCCGCGTCGTGGCAAGCCGTTGTAGATGGATTCCTTGGTCTGGGGTGTGCCCAGGTACATGATCCGACCGTGGGTACAGATCGACGAGAACTCCTTGGACAACTTGATGAGGAGATCCCGACCTGTGGCGGTCAGGCCATTCTTCGTTGTTTCGATGTCGTCTGGGATGAGCACGTCTGCGCGGTAACCTTGGAGGCTACCGGTCAGGCCGATACAGTTCACAGAGGCGGACTTCTCCACGCCCTTCAAGGACCAGTGCACGTCGAACTCCAGGTCGGAGGTGCGGTCACCGGCGTACTTGTCGGGGCGGAGATAGTCCAGAAGGTCCCATTGCATAATGAGACGCTTCATCAGGATACCGTTCTCCTTGGCTTTGTCCTCCGCCCCCGAGACCAGCATGACGCGGCAGGAGGGGTTCTGGACGATGGACCACAGACCGTAGAAACAGGCTATGGTGGACTTGGCCTCGCCACGCTGGGCTGCCACCATCTGCTCGCTCGGGCCGTGCTGCATGAATTCGGCAATGTCCGCCTGCATCCACGTCAGCGAGAAGCCCAGGAAGGCCATCCCGTCACGGCAGAAGTCCACGAACTCAGGGTACTGGTCGCGGACGAGTTGCGCTTTGGTGAAGCGCGCAAGCGGGGTCATGTCGAATACAGCCATCAGTGCACTCCGTACTGTTCCTTGAGATCCTGCTCAGAAAGCTGGATAGCCTTAGCAGCCTGCATACGGGCATTGCTCTGCTCTTGGAAAGCATCGCGCAGCTTCTGGATGTCATCTGCATCTGCGGGGTCGCAAGTAATGGCGTTGTCCTTGAGGAACTTGGCGATGGCCGCTTTGTCGGCTGCTGGTACAGGGATTTCCTGTTCCTTATACCAGTTCAGCTCGAAGATCATTTGATCGGCCAACGCCTCATGCAGCTCCTGCATTCGGGTTAGTTTAGCGGCCATAGGCCCTCCTTAGATGAAGTCCACGGATAGTACGAGATCAGCCGATGCGCCGGTATAACCGGTGCAGGTGGCCTGCAAGTACATATTGTCCGGGGAGACTGCCAACGTAAACGCCGGGGTTGGGGAACTGTACGACGTAGTACCCACCACTACCTGGCCGCGCAGGTACAAGTTCCCAGAGGTGTCAATGAATGCGAGCACTAGGTACTCAGCGATGGCCGTGGCGGTAGTCGAACCAATTCCATTTCGGGCTGCAATGCGAACCCGCAAGGTAACCTCGTGGTTCGTCTTACGTGGTGCCAAGTAGCGGGAGTGTATACGTGCAGTAGCTGTCGAGAGCGTTAGATCTCCCCAGACCACGTTGCACATGCGCCCTGCCCGAGACAGCACAGGTCCCCCGAATACACCGGCAGCGTTCTTGGGGAAGATACTGGTCATCTCATACGGGGTGTCGTCCGAGATAATCCAGCGACCATGATTGGGTGACGGGGTGTAGATGCGGATAGGAGCCCCGAGGAGAGGCACCCCCGGCCCAGGATTCAGCCGGATTTTAATGTTGTCCGTTGCAACAGTCCGCATCTCCGTGATGAGATTGCTTGTGTTGTCATAAGCCCCCATACGCACGACGCCTACGCTACTAGGGATGTTTGCCCCGAGGATGTCAAACGTGAGATCCACATCAATATCTCGGAAGGTACCCGCACCCGCTGCACTAACATCAGACGCAATGAGAACAGGCCCATTGATTTCGCCTATGTGGGCCACGATCTTAATGCGCTCCGTTGCGAGCCCAGCGGCGATTGACGTACTATATTGGCTGAATAGTATTGCAGCACTAGCTGGCCAGGTGTAGGCAGCGTAATAGTTCAGCTGCACATCCGAACAACCGTATACGAAGCTAGCCCGGTTAACCTTGCCCAATGTGTAGGCAGCTTTTACGTGGTCCCCGTTATTCGCCAAGTTCACGCCATAGTAAACATCCTCACCATGAACAGCGCCTCGAAAGGTGATCCCAGCACTGCGGTTGGTCAATGCACCAAGAGCGCCGACCGTTAACAGGCTCTGTCCACGCAATACACGCGCAGGCCCAATTGTATGTCCCCAGGTGCTCTTGTTACGTGAAGCAATACTAACTGGGCGGATACCCCGTCCATCAATGCTAACGCTGTAGGACAGGTCGTCGAACTCGTAGTTGCTGATATCAGCATTGCAGTCCTCGAAGAGGAACAGGTCGCTGGAACTATCCGCCAAAGAGGCATTGCCTTGACACACTAGCAAGGATCCGCCTAGATCCATGGGAATATTACGGGTGATTCGGAACCGCGTCTGGTTGGCGGCGAAGATGCCGAACCAGTACGGTTTACCGGAACCTTGTATGCGCGTAACCAGTGTATCAGCAATAAGCGCGTCGAAGCATGCCCCAACGTTCGTACCGGTGGTACCGTTCCAGTCACTTACAGCCCCGGCCATCTCTGGCGTTGCCTCACCATTGAAACGGCGAACGAAGCACCCTGTACCCGCTCCACCTACAGCTGTGAGGTATGCGGGCAATGTAGTCAACGTCCCATCCCAGACCACAGCGGGATCCACGATGCGCCAACCATTGTGCTGTGCCTTCGGACGTAGCGGTTCCCAATGGAAGACCCCGCCGCCGCCTGGGTAATCTGCATGGTACTGTTCAACCAGATACGCCTGGCTTGCATCCGGGACGAGTGCCTGGAGAGCGTACACGCTAGGGACTGCTACAGTGCTACGCGCCACCAACGATACGCCAATGGCCGGGTTGGACAGATCCAGCCGTAACTGGTAGGAGCTGTCGATGATAGCACCGTCGATCTTATCCTCTGCCTCCTGCGCAATCTGCTTTGCCTCCTCGGCAACTACCAACGCCTCGGCAGCGGTAACCGCTGTATCGTTGATAGCTTCCTGGGCTGCATACAGCAGCTGGCGGTTGTTCTCATCCACGTAACGGGGTAAGAATGGTACGCCACTGGCGAACAGATGCTCCGGGACGTAGGCCAGGGTACTACGGTACACCTTTACCACAGAACCGTCCGCAGGCGGCACGGTGGTCTGCACCTGGGCAATGCTGCCAGGGAGTAGGGTAAAGGATACGTTCACCCCGTCTACGGATACAAACACGTCGGATGCGTGTAGATAAGGGAAGTGGAATTGGAAGACGGACGTTACGCCGTCTCCCTCATACACGTCCTCTGTGGAAGGTGTACGTGCCATTTACTCTCCTTTGATTGCGTCTAAGGCCAGGGCAGTGCCCGGCAAAATGTTCATGAAGGGGACTACCATGCTGGCCGCTTTGCCGATATCATACGCGCCCTGGCGAGTCTCTCCGCCAACTACACTTCCAATACCACCCAGCAGGCGCCCCGGCGCTTCGGCCAGGGACAGCAGTGGTACGGTCATGCCTTTCTTGTCGGAGGTCAGCCCCAGGATACCTGCTGCGTCACCGGCGAAGCCCAGTCCAGCTGTGTAGCCTACTGCCTTCTTGGCCACGTCCTGCAACCCCTTGTCGGAGAAGTCAGCGTTACCCTTCCTCGCCTCGTTGGCCATGACCAGCATGAAAGTGAGTGGGTACTGGTAGGCGAGCAGGGTCGCCAGGCCCCCGATACCCTCGTTTTGGAGAGTGCCCCGGAGGAGCTTGTTGTGGGCGAAGCTCACGAAGCTCTTGAACTGGAACATGACCTGCCCAACGGCAGACCGCCCGATGCTGGCACCCTGCCCTACGCGACCGAACAACACGGCGTCGTCCATCATGCGGAGGGCAGCGTTCATTACGGCGTCGATGTCACCCTTGGCCCAACCACCCCAGTTGAAACTGGCCGCGTTGCGACCTGTGCTATTGTATGTGACGTTTTGCTTGATCGCCTTCTGCACTTGCGCCCAGTTCAAGTCTGGGGCGTAGGACATGATCTGCTTGAGTGCAGCCTCGTCCCCCTTGGCAGCTCGGGCGAACTTGTTCAGCACCAGGTTGGCGTTCATACGGGACTGCTGAGCATGCACGTACTTCATACCGTTGAGGTAGGGTACCGCCTGTTTACCCATGTGCAGGAGGCGGTCGAAGGCGGTGTCCTGGCTATCCAGGAAAGCGTCGTGTTGGCGCTTCCACGGACGCAGGCGCACATCCCGTGCCAGGTCCAGGCCCAGTACAGTGGACATCTCATCTGCCAGGTCCGGGTTGGCCGCCGCGTCTTTGAAGAACTTCTTGACACCAGGGAACTGCCGGATGAACTCCTTACCGGTCTCGAAGACCCCATGGCGCTGGGCCATGGTGGCGTACTCACCAACCTGCCAGAACCCTGATGCCGTAAGCATCGTGGCGTCCGCTACCGACTTAGCCCGCTGCCAGCCCTGCCCAAGGATGTTCGCCTCTGGCCGTTGGCCTGTGAAGTCACCCAGTAAACCATCAAGCTGTTGCATCAGGTCCGCTTGCTCCGATTGGGGCAAGTGCGCGATACTGTCAGCATACTGTTTGCGGAAGGCGGTCAGGTCGGATTCATCAGCGATACCTTGCCGACCCAGCGCCGAGCGCCCGGTGATACCCTGCGTGTAGTTCTCGATTACGCGGTCCAGGTCGGTATCGATCAGGTCCGTCATCTTGTACAGGGTGCCATCCGCCATGCGGATCTCAGTGCCCATGTCGAAGCTCAGGCGGTGCTTACCATACTTGACGGTGCCCTGGTCAGATGCTCGTTGCTCGACCTTGGCCATGATGCTATCAATCACACCAGGGTTCAGCTTGGCGCGTTCCAACGATTCACGCAGATAGGTCGTGTCCGCCTTGCCCAAGCCACCCATGAAATCGGTGCGGTTGTGGCTCGCCTTGTCGCGCACACGCTGGATCAAGGCACCCGCAAGTGCGTCGGCCTCATCCTTCTCCAACCCCTTGATACCGCTCAGGGCGGACTCTGCAATCAGGCGTCGTGCTGAACCGGGGTGAGCTACATCCATACTGCGGATCAGGCTGTCGTTCCAGCTCCGGTGGAAGTAACCTGGTTGGGGTGTAAAGTCTTCAAAGCCGCGTACACCGCTGTCGCGGGCCATCTCGCCCAAGCGGGCGTGTAGCTTGTCGCTGGCGTCAGCCAATCTGGCGACCTCCGGGCGGACATTCGGGTCTGGCATTACGTTACCGTATAGGCGCCATTGCTCGTTGCGGCGCAGCAGCTCAGTGGCCACCTCGTTCTGGAGCGCGTCTCGATCCTTGCCGAAATTACCGGTTACATCGAAGCGGCGGCTGAACCACCCATGGCCCGGGGCCAGCGCCTCGTCCAAGGCATCCTCGTACTGCTTAACCAGGCCGTCGGCCTCGTTGCGGAACATG